GATGAGCGCATCCGACCGCTCCATGGCCTGATAGAACCACTGGAGATCCGCGAAAGCCCCGCGCTCACCCTGCTCGATGAGGCTGACGATACGCTCCAGCGTCAGCCCCCGCAGCGGGTTCACGTACTCTCGCCATTGGTTGTCCTTGCTCGTGTAGACCGTCAGTGCCATATCCGCGCCTCCATCTAAGACGCGGAATCAACACATATAAGCTTGCCAACTACAACCTGGCGTCTTTTGGGAGTAGCGAGAACGTTGCATCAACATAGTCCGCGAGGTACGCAAAGTCCTCCCAAGCCTGAAGTATGGTCTTTTTCATAAGCTCTATCTTCTCATTGAGATTGTTCGATTCAATGCTGTACTCTTTCCAAGCAATTGCATTCCTTCTCCTCTGCGGACGAAACTCAATATTCTGTGCCGTTAGTCGATCCCTCACTTGTGGCAAAACACCCTTTTCAAACTCGGCCAAAAACAGCTCTCGGTTCTTTCCTTCCACATCAATCATCATCTGGACATTGTCGGAAAGCAAGGACTCTACTGAGAACCAGTATTCAAAATGGACATCAAGTGACTTGCTCGCCCAATTACCACGGCGGACTTGCTGAAATGTTTTTGCTTCATCAGCATAGAGGTCCATTTTGCTGTCTGAAATATGATCACTAAGTTGACCAATCAAGTATAGAAAGACATTGCGTTTGTCCTGCTTAAAGGCTTTTTCCAAGTCCATAAGCATCTTTGCATTCTCAAAATACAGTAACCCTCTCTCAGACACTTGTTGCGCGTTTTTCGTCGTCACGATGTAATCCTCCAAGTGGATCAGGAAATCACCAAAAAGAACAGAGCTGTGCGGATCAGTCATCCAAGGACAGTTGACATTGCGTAATGCGGCGAACAAATCCACATAGCTAACGGCCTTGAACCGCTTATCCATCGGTCTCAAGCCGCTAGGTGTCAGAAAAATAAGAATACGCTGTCTGCCAGGAAATAATCGCTCAAAAGCATCAGCGTACTGCTTGGTTTGGCTCCTCCCTTCAGTTTGAAATATCTTGTTTTCTATACCAATGACAATGTCCTGCCCAACATTTATTAAAAGATCAATACGCCCGAAGGATTGCTCGTCAACATTCAAGACTTGCTCACGCAGCACTTCAACAGATTCAATTGGGCCGAGATCGAAATCTTCTTGAACGAGTCGAATCGTCCGGACCAAAGGCTCCGAGCCTATGCCGTTCTCGTCAGGGCGCAAGATGTACGCTAAATAATCGCTGACGGCATTCTCCTTATAGGTTCGATTCAAGATCGTAAGTGCTGTCTTACGTTTAACTCGCGGTGCTGGGCATTTGATGAAATCAAAGTGCAATTCATTAAGGGCCTTACGGTACGACGACAAGAGCTGCGAGTCTTGTTGAAGTTCGCCTTGCAGAAGTTCTTTATGTGCCAATATGAGCCGCTCCAGTTGAGCGTGTGCAACATCCAAATCCATGTTTGCCCTACGCTTTCTACCCTGACAACATCGGACAGAATGTTAAGACATTACATTCAATAGGCATGAGCGGCAAGCACAAATCAGGCATCTATCAAACGGCAAACAATACACTCCGGTTATGGGCATCCCCCAGCCTCAACATTCTGCCCGGCTCCACACCATACGTGCGGCAGCCCCACACGGCCAGGGCGAGCGACATCACGCAGTCATCGTGATAGCCGGAGGGCGCGGCATAGCTGATTTGCCCGGTTGGACCGATCTCGTACTCGTAGCGCCGCATCTCGGCAGTGAGGATCTGCCACGCAGCAGGCCACGTCACACGGCGCTGCTCGACTGCCACCATGAGCCCCTGCACCAGTTCCCGCTTCGACTGTGCCGTGATCTTGAATCCCTCAACATGCGGGAGTACACGGCGCAGATCATCATAGACAGGATCGCCGACGCCAGTCGCGTCCATCACAAGCCGAGCCCGCCACCGCTTCACAAACGCCGCGATACGCTCACGTTGAACAGGCCAGTCCAACTGATTGAACCTCTCGATTTCGAGACATAGCCCCGTCTTCGCATCCATCGCGATGCACACCGTCCAGTCGGTGTGCTTGGCGATATCGCACCCGACAATCACATTTCTCCTCTGCGGACTCTGCGCCTCTGTGAGAGATTCTTCACCGGCTGCCACAAGGCAGGCATCGACACCCCGAAAAACACCGGCCGAATCTTCCAGAAACTCCGCCATGTACTCTTGGCGGAACACATCTTCGGGCAGGGTCGCTTTGGCCTCATTCCACTCTTTCGCGGGGAAGTAGGGGGACACGTTGGACGGGAAGGTGAACGACCGGAAACCATCCTGCCGCTCGATGCCGCGCGTGAACATGTCGTAGAACCAGTTGCGGCCGGCCGGCGTGGAGATGAACACACCCCAGCCGAGCGTCTGGGCGAGGGTGGGGCGGAGCACGTAGTTCCACACATCCACCGGAACGGCTGCCGCCTCATCCACCACGATGCCGCGAAAGCCGAAGCCGCGGATGGAGTCAGGGTTGTCGGCGGAGAGCATGAAGACTCGGCAGGGGCCTGCCGCACCCTCGAACTCAACCCTTGTGGGCATCCGGCCGACGACCTTCACAAACTCAGGCGCGATGGTCCGAAAGGCCTCCACACCACGCTCTGCCACACCGTAAGTCGGCGCGACCCAGCCGTAGTCGCCGCCGATCTCACCGCCGCCCCGATCCAGCAGCTCAGCAGCCATGCAAAGCGTCTTCCCGAAGCGGCGGCCGGTGCACACAGTCCTGAACCGGGCGTCCCTCGCCCGGTGGATCTCCATCTGCGCCGCATGCGGTGTGTAGTCGATGAGCATCTTTTCCCCAACAACGAGCGTCGCGTGTCGCTGGTCGAGCGTCGCGTTATTCGGCTGCCACATCGGCTGCCGACACCAGGCTCTTCCACTCGATCACCCTGTCGCCGGTCTCCAACACCCCCTTGGTCTCTTTGGGCAGGAGAGGCATGATGACGTTGATGAAGAACCACATGGGTTTCTCTTTCAGCGTCTTCTCCAGCGCGGCCTCGATCAACGCGATGTTCTCTTCCTTGCTGACAACCTGATCCAGCGCATACAAAGCCTTGGCGCGACCGGTGAGCAGACCTTTCGGCCGACCGGCGGGATTACCCGAAACACCTTTTTCAAACAAAGCCATAACGAACACCTCCTCACAAAAGGCGGGATTTCAACAAATCGAACACACCCCAACCTCGGTCGCCGCCCCCACGGCCGCAGGATAGCGGCCGGAGAAGGGGGCGGCTCCCTCGCACCGGTGCCGCCGCCGCAGGATAGCGGCGGGGGACACGGCACCTTAATCGGGCTTCGCCCGAAGGCCTGCGGCGCAAGAACCCGTCCCGACCGGGGCGCACGCCGCAGGATAGCGGCGGACACTGCGCCCCTGCATCGGCCTGCACCCCGCGCGGGATAGCGCGGGGCAAGCAGGCCTCTTTGCCCGCACGACCGTTGTGTTCCCGCGTCATCGCCGCTGGCCAGCAAGAGCTCCTCGGGGGCCGCCGCCCCAGCCGGCCCGCCTGCACCGCCGGAGACAGCCCTGCCTCCCGCTTCGCTGGTCGGCAGGGCGCGGCGCTGCCAGCGGCGGGCCACGCCGCAGGATAGCGGCGGAGATGGCCGGGTCCCCCGGCTCACCTGCGCTGCCCACGCCCGCAGATAGCGGGCGGAGAAGGGCAGCTTGGTGTCCCCCTCGTCGCAAGACGGTAGGCTAGGGGGGCACATCCCCCCAAACCCCCTTGACACGTTCGGGCATGCTTCCTCTGCCTCGCCGCACTTCGCCGCGGATAGCGGCGGGCAGCCCGCAGGATAGCGGGCTGCCTGCGGCTTCGGCCTCGTCAGCACGCCCTCACTCCAGCGGCCCCAGCGCGAGCCTCGGGGCGACCTCGGAGCCAGCGGATACGCTGTCTCCTCGGCGGCTCTGGCACCTCCCGGCGATCTCGGCGGAGTACCGCCGAGCTTCCGGGGGTGCCGGCGCCGTCCCCTCGTTCGCGCACCGGGGCCTTTTCTTCCGCACATGCCCGGATACGGGCAGTGCGTTCCCATGCTCAGCTTCGCTCGTTCCTCGCTACGCAGTGGCTCGGGGAGGTTTCCCCGAACCCCTCGCGCCCGCGCCCGGATGCCCTGATCGCCCGCCCGGCAGCCCGCTCCCCCCGCCGCCCCCGAACCCCCGCGAACCCCCCTCATAAGGCTGGCTTTCCGGGGGCTCGACAGCCGCCTATTCTGAAGACGGCGGCTGTTCTGGGGGGAGCGGGTGCCGCCTAAGCCCGGCGGCACCCTCCGGGCAGCGTCCGGGCTCCAGGTTCCGGGCACCGCGCCTCCGGCAGTCATCCGGGCGGCTCGCGCGACTCGCACGCCCGTCTTCCTGCCTCCTGCGCGGTTTTCGCGGGCTTGCCCACCTGTGGCAGCCGCCGCCGCTGCGCGTCGACGGCTGCCACACGACACGGCCACGGGCTCTCACTCGCGGCGCGTGCTTCGCACGCCATACCGGGACCGGCACCGGCCTGCCACACGGCGTTGAGCGGAGATACCACCCGGCGCGCGTGTGGCAGGCCTTGCGGGCGTTGCCAGTCGCTTCCGCTTTGTGGCAGCCGCCCGCATCCGGACCGGTACGGTCGCCGCCGCTTCGCTTGCCGCAGTGGCGTTTCGTCGGCCAGCGCACCGGTCCGCGGCGTCGCAGGCTCCTTGCGGACCGGATGCGCTCGCCGACATTTCCACATCCCCAGTGTGGCAGCCGCCGCCGCTTCGCGTCGAGGGGCCTGCCTCCACGACACCGACGGGCGCGGGCGGTGGCAGCCGTGCCAACGGGGCGCGGGCGGTGGCAGCCGTGCCAACGGGGCGCGGGCTTTGAGCGCGGATACGCGCCCCAGCCCGCACGCCCGCCGTCACCGCCGGCTGCCGCCACGCCGCGCCCTCTCCAGACGAACAACCAACAGAAGTTTCAGCAGAACAACGAACAGATGAACAACCACTGGGGGCGGGTGACACACCCCCCCGCGGCGAGCTTCCGCGCCCGGCTACAGGCGCGGCGATCTCGCCGACTCCCCCCGATACCAGGCGCCCCGCATGGCCACGGGCTCCACGCTTCCGCCGCGTGCATGCGCACGCCATACCTGCATCGCACCTTCCGGTGAACGCCTTACGTCCACGCAGTCGGCCTGCCTACAGGACCGCCTGCGCTACCTCCAGGCATCACCGTCGTTGCTCTTCGGTACGGTCACCGGCGGGCGTTACGCATCGGCATCACGGCGGAAGGCCTGCCACACGCCATCCTCACTGCGCAAGCTTGTTGCGGTGTCGATGTGGCAGGCCCGCCGCCGCTTTTCATGTCCCCAGTGCGGCAGCCGCAACGGCTGCCACGAACAGTGCTGCGCGCTCACGCTCGCGGCGCGTGCTGCGCACGCCATACCGGCTCCGGCACCGGCCTGCCACACGGCGTTGCGGGCTGATACTCAAGAGCGCCCGTGTGGCAGGCCTTGCCGGTCGGTGCCACCCGCAGGCTTGGTGGCAACCGCCCGTCATCCGGACCGGTACGGTCTCCGCCGCTTCTCTTGCCGCAGTGGCGTTTCGTCGGCCAGCGCACCGGCCCGCCGCGTCGCAGGCTCCTTGCGTTCCTGCGCGCACGCCGACGTTTCCACATCCCCAGTGTGGCAGCCGCCGCCAGCGGCAGAGCGCCTGCCACAACGCCGGGCGCGGGCGTGGCAGCCGGGCCGCCGGGGCGCGGTCTTTGCGCGTGGATACACGCCCCAGCCCGCACGCCCGCCGTCCTGACCGGCTGCCACACGCCGCGCCCGCACGACTCCAAATTTACTATCGACACAAAGCATCAATGTAAGCTACCGCGCCAGTTAAGCGCGGAGATCCTCGCTCGCGCATTCGCGCCCCGACGCGCCACGAGCGGGCTAGTCCGCATCCCTCCCGCAAGTGGCGCTTCCGGGGGCGAAAGCCGCTCACTCGGAAAAAGGATAACGCCGTAAAAATATGCGGCTCTACAGCCTCGCCCGCGTTTCGTCACGCGGGATTCCGCTGCGCGGCAGCCCTGCGGGGCGCGGCTTGGGTGGTTCCCCCCAAACCCTCCCAACGGCACCCGTTCCCGCCTTTGATCGCCACTCATGCCTTTGTCCGTCACCTGCGCCGCGCCGCTGCACACGGTCACGCCAACGCTTCGGTTACTCGCGGCGGCGGGATACCGCCTTTGTCATGCCCGTTGCCCACGGCGCGGCTCATGGCAGGCTCCCGGTCATCCGTCCCTCCTGACCGTCCGCTTCCCCAATCCCCAATGTGACGGACACGCCATCACCGTCCTGTCTGCAATCCGCCGTTTCTGAACGCTGCACAACTTCCCCCGTTCCCTGACCTTCATCCGAGTACAGGTGAGGATGAAGGCTCAAGGAACAGGGCAGCGTTATGAATCAGAAACTTTACAGATTGCAGAGCAGGGCCGGTTTGAGTTTGGCGATCACGGCGGCGGGTGCCGCTAGTGAGGATTCAGAACTCAGCAACGAGCAGACGTTTTGTCACACCTCGTTGGGTGTGAGAGAGACCGGCACGGCTACGCAGAAAGGGCACACCATGAACACCGCATTCAACCCGTATCGCACCACACGCGCCGCACGCCGCTACGTGTCACCCCGCACCCGCCCATTGAACCAATTCGAGCGCGAGACCCGCGCCCTCTCTTACATGCTCAAAGAGGCCGACTGTCCCGAGGCCGCTTTGCAGATCGCCGCCGCCGAAATGGCCGCGCTTGTTTGGGGGCCTTGCAACCTCATCCCCGCGCCCGACCACACCGGCGACACCGCCGCCAACCGCAGGCTTGCCAAGGCCATCGCCGCCCACGTGAAGGGAGGGGCCGAGGTTCACGACATCCTGACCCGCACCGCGCCCGCCCCGAGCGCCTGCGACCGCCACCGCACCAAAGGCCCCGCCGTCAGCGTGGAGGAGCACAACATCACGCGCCGCGACGGCAAGCCCATCCCCTGCCGCCGCACGTTCATCGTGGACAACGTCCTTGTCGGCGGCAACACCATCCGCGCCTGTTTCAACGCGCTGGGCTTCGGCACCGGCCTTGTTTTCGGCGACGCCTCATACCGCCCCGAATGACCCCCTTTTTACACTCACCATTGCGGCCACTCGGTGGCCGCAATAACCCCGAAAGGAACCCCGATCATGAACACAACGCAAAACCCCGTCGGCCAGAGTGCCGAGTTTCAACAGACGTGGGAGGCCCTCATGCGCCAGCTTGAGGCCGTCCTGTCAATCGCCCACGAGCGCGAGCCCAACCGCACCCAATACCGCGAGGCGATCAGCATCGCAAAATACCACCTGACCCAGCTCGACGCCCTCGCCGACTGACCTCCGTACGGGCGCGGCACGCCGCGCCCACACTTTTACCCTCACCTTTGCGGCCACTGAGTGGCCGCAATAACCCCGAAAGGAACACGCCCGCATGAACACGAAACCCACACCCGAAGCCATCGCCACCCTGCGAACGCTGACCACGTCCGAGCAATTCGAGGTCATCACCGACGCCATGATGGGCGAAGAAGGCGACCACTTTGTTGAGTTGATCGACCACATACACGCCATGTGGCAGGCCATGCCCAAGACCTACGAGACCGACGGCCAAGGCTGCGCCGCACTCGCGCGGCTTCACTACTTCACCGGCGGTTGCGACTGGTGGATCGTGGAGAAGGACGCCGACCCCGACCACGCGGGCCAGGTGCAGGCCTTCGGCATCGCCGACCTCGGCATGGGTCCGGAGGCAGGCTACATCTCAATCCCCGAACTACTCGAGAACGGCGCAGAGCTGGACCTTTATTTCACGCCCAAGCGGATGGGCGAACTTCTCGATTAAGCCCCGCGCGGGCGGCCCGGCCTGTCATGAGCTCAGTCGAATGGCCGCCCCTTTTTGTGCCCAAAAAACCGCCGCGCCACCGGCGCGGCCTTTCAGCCCGTCGCTCGCCCCGATAGCGTCTCGCGCCGGGTCCCATGGCATATCATTAAAACACCAACCCAAACAGACTTTGTCCTATGAATCCTACTAACGGAGCGCCATAATGGACTCGTTCTTAAGCTATGAAGATCGTGTGTCCTGAGGCGAGAGAGCTAATGCTCCTGTGCTGTGCCGGAGCGTGGTTCTGCACCGAAATGGGCGCAGAAAGGAGGTGTCCGATGAAGGCTATACTTAAATGGATAGTCAAGGCGGCCATATACTCCTCCCCAAAAAACCCATGAACAGCGGGATAACCACAAGCCGGGGTGCTGGGATGCCAGCATGATGACCATCCATCAGATGAGCTAAAGTGCTGTGGACGCGCGGCAAGGCATGGCAGAGGAGGCAGAGATGGGTCTGCCTCCTCGTTTTGGCTGGAATTGCGAGATCCAATCATGTCCGCCGCGCCCGTTGGGGGCGCGGCCTAAAAATTCCCCGCGACAGCTTACCCAGCCGCCGCGGGTCCCGTTTTCAATAGGGCAGAGCATCAACCCAGTAGCCTACCGGCTTCCCAACTTCCCGCGCCTCGCCATGCTGAGGCGCTTGCGCTGCCGCGCAGCCTGCCGCCGGGCCTTTTCCGGTAACAGGTGCTTCAGGTGCGGATGCGCCTCCAGCGCCCGCCGCAACTGGATCTCGACCGCCTGTGGCGTGACCTCCAGTTCTTCCGCGATCAGCGCGTACGCATCGCCCTTGTAGCGCCGCTGCAGGATCCGGAACGTGCGCGGCGGCAGATCCAGGAAACCGCGCACCGCTTCCGCCAGCACGGACAGCGGCAGCGCGTCCGGCCCGTCGTCCTCCGTCCTCTGACCCCCGTCCACCTCTCGATCCGCCCGCTCCTCGTCAAACGCCATCGTATGCGAGCTGTCTTCCGTCAGTTTGCACGACGCGCAGGGCGTGTCCTCATACCGGATGCCGCCATGCTCGGCTTCCTTTATTTTCGCCGCAAATTCACAGTGACTGCAGTTCATTCTCTTGCCCTCCTTCAAACTCTTTTCCGTCAGCCGCCCTCGCCAGCGCGCATCCGCGTCCGGCCGAAAAATCCTGATCCCCGCCTGCTTCATCAGGGGGAAGGGGGTTGGGGGAAGGGGGCCGAAGCCGGGGGGTAGGGGGGCGCAAAAACACAGTGTGTGTGGCGGCAGTCGCGGTGTCCGGCATCATTTGGCCGATGTGCATCCGTTCCCCAACTCCTAATTCCTCACTCCTAACTCCTCCCTCATTGACGCGTGCTCTGCATGCGTCAATTACATCCAGCAACCGGATCAGGTCATCCACGTACACGATCACGACCCACGGCTTCTTGTTCATGCGGTGGATCACCGCAGGCACCTCGCCGGTGCCCGCGTCGCGCCGCGCCTGCTCCAGGCTCGGGTAGAGCCGCAGCGCCTCGACCCGCTTCACTTCCAGGTGAAGCCCCGGCAGGTCGCCCGCCAGGTCAGGCGACTCCGGCCCGCCGTGGTACTGCCGACCACGGTGGAACCGGGTGCCCAGCACCTCGTTCAACTTCTCTGCGGCCTCGCGTTCGCCGGCCGCTCCTTTCCTGCGTGACATCATTCCCATCACATCACCTCCAAGTTAATCCCGCATCCCCGCGGCGTCAGCCCCCCTCTGAAAGCGGGCGCAGCGGGCAGGGCGCACGTTGATTTATCGTGTCCGAAAAAGTCCGTGCGCGTCATCCGTATGCCGGAACGTCCACCACCCGCACCATCCCCGCCAGCAGGGCGTCCAGGTCCGACGCCAGCACGCCCGCGCACCGCACGCAGCCCGGCATCCGCGCCTTGCGCAGCACGCCTCGCCGCGCCAGGAGGTGCACCGTCCTTGTCGTGCGGTTGAGCCGTTTGGCCGCCTCCTCGAACGCGACCAGCTTATCCGCCGGCCGCGCGGCCTCCTGGCAATCGTCCAGCCCCAGCGTCTTCAGCAACAGCTCCCGGTCCGCACGCGTCCGCGCCGGATCGCTCTCATAGATCGCCCTCATCGCCGTCAGTGTCGTCGTCTTCATGTCATCTCCTTCTCTGTTTGGTTGAACGTCCGCCACCCGGCGGACACGAAAGCATGTTTCCCAAGTTTCACCTTTTCACCCACCCCCTCACGTACACACGCAAAAACACGCGTACAGGCATCGCGCGGGGGGGTGGGGGTGAAAGGGTGAAACATGAAGAGAGAGTTGTTGTTTTTCTTTATATTTAGGCCTTTTTCACGTTTTTCAAGTTTCACCCTGCGGGGGTGAATCTTGGGTGAAACTTGGGGAATCATGAGCAGGGTGCAGTCGTTCATGTTTCACCCCCCGCTGATGTTTCACCCTCATGTTTCACCCCGCCTGCCAGCCGGTACGAGCGCATATGCCAGCCCGGTCTAGCCGTGGTTATGACCTCGATATCGCCCTGTTGCTCCAGCGTCTCCACCAGCGCCGCAAACGCCTTGGTGTCCAACTTCATGCGCTTGAGCAGCACGCTGTGCGGCAGCTCGTTCCCCGGCGCGTTGCGCAACTTCTCCACGGCCTTGAGGCATTCCGCGTGGAAAGGGTTCTCGGCGACGTGGCCCGCCGCCATGAAGAGCATCCGCCGCGTCTGGTGCATCACGAACGCCGACGCCCACTCGACGGCCGCGAGCCCGATCCGTGGCGCGAGGTGGTTCTCGCTCACCGCGTACAGCAGCGCCAGCTTGCGCGTCTGCTCGCTCACGCGCCCCCAAACCGTTGTGCCGACCGAATCGCCTTTGCCCTCGGCTGCGGTGTATTCGGCTTCGGCCCGCTCGCGGGTCTCGACGAGCAACCGCCGGGCCTCGTCCGTGTGGTCGATCACGACCGGCACGGGGTTCCAGTTCTCCAGGTTGCCGGTGCCCGGTCGAAAGTCCGCCCACCACTTGGCGGTCGCCAGCATGCCCGGCGGCAGATCCCGGATCACCGGCTCCTGACCCGTGCCGCGCGGCCCGGCCTCCAGAATGATCATGCGGGCGAAAAACCCGTTCGTGAGCATCCGCTCGGAGAGCGCCTCGTAATAGTGGTTCGGAATTGCCGTCCCAAAGACAACCAGATTGGGCTGATTGATCACCCCGGGCGCCTCTTTGCCGGCCTTGCGGCGCACGGGGAACACGCTGTTGGACGATGAGAACATCGTCAGCAGCGTGGACATGACCGCCTCGTAACGCGCGTCTTTGGCCTTGTTGATGGACTGGAGCATGCCGTCGATCTCATCGGTCTGAAACAGCATGCCCGGCGTCTGCAAGAGCGCGTCCTGAATGCCTTCGCCGCTGGCGAAGCGTTCGCCGAGGCAGTTGGCCAGGCCGACCTCGTGCATGATGCGGGTGTTGACCTTGCGCGGCCAATCCTTGCCCGCCGCCGAGTGCGCCAGCCCGAGCAGATAGAGGTTCGTGCGGTTGTCGCCGGAGTCGCGTACCTTGCGCCCGGCCAGAAATGCCTGGAGCGAGAGCGCCCCGGCGAACGCCATCACGGGGTTCGGATAGGGGGCCGTGGCCAGACAGTAGTCCATGACCTCGCCCACGAAACCCGGCATGCGCAGAAGTTGGTCGGGCATCGGGCCGGGATCGGGCACCTCGGGCGCGCGGGCCGCCACCGGCGGCCGGCACGCCTCGACGATGGCCGAGATGTTCGCACCGCAGTCGGCGGGCCTCGCGTCGCCGTATCCCTCGCGCCGCAGTTCCCCGGCCGCCCGCTCGAAGTCACCGCCATGCGCCAGAAGCGCGTAGACTGAGAATGGCGCATAGGCCCGGTTAGCCTCGAACGGCGAGGCGTTGGCGCTGAATACATAGAAAACACGGTCCTTCAGGCTGGCCGACCAGCCCGCGCTCTTGCCCGGCCGCCGCCAATACTCGTTCTCGCCCTCGCGCGCCAGCACCCAGCCTGCCCGCTCAAGCAGCGCGCGCACGTCCCCACGCCGATTGAAATCATCGCCGGGCCGCTCGCCCTGCATCGCGCCCTGCGGTACAGGCGACACCGCCTGTCTTCCTTCCGTGCGCCGCGTCTCGCCGACCGGCTCCGGCACGTACTCGTTCAGCTCCCACGCGGCTGCCAGCAGCGCGTCCCGCTCGGCCTCGGTCAGCACGGACGGAGCACCCAAGTCGCCCTGCACCGCCGCGTACCCTGCCGTCGGCGTGCAAAGGAACAGCCCGCCCTCGCCGCGCGTCTCGATCAGCGTGACGGTCTTGTCGCCCGTGCGGCGCTGAGCCAGCTTCATGTTGCCGCACACCGGAGCTTCGCACCGGTAGAAGACATGCCGCCCGCCGCTCCGGCTCGTTTCGACCGCCAACCGCGCCAGCAGCTCAGGCGCGATGCGCCCGGCCCAGGCGTCGAACAGTTCGCCGCCCGCGTCGAAATCGATCATCTCCGCATTTCCCGATACGGCCCCGCACACGATGCAGACCGCGTCCGGCCCGTTGGCGAACCACGCCGACAACTCGGCCTCGGTGGGCAGCCGCTCGCGAAAGCGCTTCCACTGCCCGACCGTCGGGCGCTTCTCGCCCCGGTTCGCCGGCAACGCGCACAGGCCGGCGGCCAGATATCCCGCCGCCGCGCCGTGGAGCGTCCCGCCCCCGTGTCTGTCAGAAAGGCAGGTCATCGTCCTCCGGTCCTTGGTATTCCGGCAGCGTGCCGTCATCGACTTCGTCGCTTCCGTCCAAACGCGGCGGCGTCAGCCCCAGCTTGTAGTGCGTGATACGGTCGTACTTCTCGCCCGACACCGCACGCACGGTGATCGACACCGGTTCGGCCACGCCGCCCGTCTCGCAGATCCTCACGGCCTCTTCGGACGATTCCGGAAACGGCTCGCGCGACCGCGCCCGCCACCACGCCTCGGCCTTGCCCCGCGCGTACCCGCTATGCTCGAAGCAGACCCACTCGCTCTTGTAGTTGTGGAACCCCACCCGGTAGTCGACCCGCATGGTGCGCGGATGGCCCTCGGGCGCGTCGCGTTTGACATGCACGCTGTAGGTGACGCCCTTCACCTCGTGCTCGGTCTCCGTGACCTCGCCCGACAGCACGCTGGCCGTGGACGCTTCGCGCTCGTGCTGTTCGCGCTTCGGCTGCGGGAACTCATAGCCGCAATCCGGGCACACGCTGTAGGCAGCATGGATCACCGCCTGGCACTGCGGACACTCCTTGGCGGGCGCTTCCCCGCCGCCGCCTGCCGCACGATCCTTAATCTCCAGCGCGTCCACCGGCCCGTGGCGCAGGATGTTGCCTCCGAAGTCCAGCACAAGGCAGTTCTCCTTGGACGGATCAAGCCTGAAGCCCCGGCCGACCATCTGGTAGTACAACCCCGGCGAGTTGGTCGGCCGCAGCAGCGCCACACAGTCGATGTTCGGCGCGTCGAACCCCGTGGTCAGCACGTTGACGTTCACGAGGCACCGGAGCCCGCCCTCCTTGAACCGCTTGAGCGTTTCGGCGCGCTCGGCCGGCAGCGTGTCGCCGCAGACGAAACCGCACGACAGCCCCGTCTCGCCCAGCACCCGCTGCACATGCAGCGCGTGCTGCACCCCGGCGGCGAAGATCAGCACCGAATGACGGTCCCGCGCCTGTTCGGCGATCTCGCCGCAGGCCGATCGCACCAGCCCGTCATCGTCCATCAGCTCCTCGACCTCGCCCGCCACGAACTCGCCGCCCCGGAGGTGCAGCCCCGACGTGTCGGCCTTGCGCCGCCCCGCCTTGGTCTTGAGCGGACACAGGTAGCCCTGCGCCATCAGTTCGCGCACCCCGACTTCGTAACAGACGTGGTTCAGCAGATTGTCCGGCCCGCAGATCAAACCGGTGCTCATGCGGTAAGGTGTGGCCGTCAGGCCCACCAGCCGCACATGCGGGTTCACCGCGCGGGCCTCCGCCAGAAACGTGCGGTACATGCCTTCCCCGTCTGGCGGCAGCATGTGCGCCTCGTCAATGAGGATCAGGTCGAAGCGGTCCAGTTCCGCCGCGCGCCGGTACACACTCTGGATGCCCGCAACGATGATCGCTTGTTCCGTGTCGCGGCTCTTCGCGCCCGCCGAGTAGACCCCGATCTGGTTCCACAGATCCGGGGCCATCGCGTGCAGTTTCTCGACCGCCTGTTCGAGCAATTCCTTGACGTGCGCCAGGATCAGCACGCGCCCGTTCCACTGCTGGACAGTGTCGCGGCAGATCGTCGCCATGATCGGCGTCTTGCCGCCCGCCGTCGGGATCACCACGCAAGGGTGGTCATCCCGACGTCGCAGATGATCGTAGACGGCGGCCACGGCCTCTTTCTGGTAGGGTCTCAGTTCCATCAGGTTCACCCGTTCCGAGCGTCGCGTGTCGAGTGTCGAGCGTCGAATTTCTCCTAATCCCGACACCCATTCGCGTCATTCGCGTGATTCGCGGTTCCCTACCTCCTCCACGGCGGGGTGTTGTCGGTCGCCGGGGCCGACTGCGTCTGCCCGGCTGCCGCCTTCCGCTCGTAGCCCTTGATCTCATTCGTCAGCTCGCCCGAGTCCTCGCGCTTGCGCAGCTTCACGACGATCATCAGCGGCAGGTTGTGCAGTTCCACGCTGTCGCGCGGCTGCATCACGCCCACCGCGTGGCAGATGGCGGACAGTTCCGACTGCGCGATCTTCACCGCAGTGGCGTTCGGGTTGTTCAGGTTGAGCCGCGCCCACAGCACGCGGTTCTTGTAAGGGCCGTCGGTGATCGTGAACGTGAGCTGCAGGTAACTGCCGCTGCCGTTCTTTGTGGGCTTCATCTCGCTTTCCGTGATCGCCGCCGGGTACTTGCCCGCCGGAATCGGCTCGAAGCTGCCAGTCGGCTCGACATCGTTAGCGTTGAATCCATTCAGGTTGGCCATGATCGTTACTCCTTGTTGTTCGTTGTGGTTTCGATTCCCTGCGCCGCAACGGCGGGCAGGCCTGCGGCCAGCGCCTGCATCAGCGCGGGCCACGAAAGGGGAAGTTCGGCGGGCAGGCCGTAGCGGTTCTTCGCCACGCAGGCCGGGCTCCCGACCGTGCGCAGGACGCGCTCGCCGCCGTCCTTGCCGAGACCGGCGGCAATGGTGCGCTCGCGCCCGAACCCGCCCTCCTCGGTCTTGGTGATGATCCGGCGCGTGGCGAAGAGCACGGCGTCCGCCCACTCGGTCAGCAGCGCCGTGACGTGCTTGTGCAGGCGCGGCGAATACCGGTCGTAGGCGCTGGACTCCGGGTCTTCGAACTTCTCGACCCGCGCATGCGCCAGCAGGATCACGCACATCCCGCGCTGGGTGCGCAGCGTGTTGAGGTCGCCCAGCAGCCGACGCCAATGCGTGAGCGCATGGATGTAGCCCTTGGCATAGCCGCCGTCGACCTTCTCGATACTGTTGACACCGTATTGCTCGCAAAGCGCGTCCCAGACGAGCCGCTCATGCCAGTCCGCCGAGTCGAGCACCGCAGTCTCGAAATCGTGCTTCTCCTGGATCAGCGTGCGCACATCCGTCTCGACATCCGCCAGCCGGGTAGCCAGAGGAAAACTGGCGCAATCGATCTGGTCGAGGCCGTCCTCTGTCGGAATGAAAATCGGTTTCGGCGCTGCCGCCGCCAGCGTCGATTTTCCGATACCCTCGGTCCCGTAGACCAAGAGCCGCGGCGGCGTGTGCCGCCGCCCGTGATGAATCTCTTTCAACAGTGACATTTCTCTCATCTCCTTTTCTTTGCGCCTTCGCGCCTTTGCGGGAGACCCTTCTCCCATTTGTCCCATCTGTCCTATCCGTCCTCTGCTCTTTCCCCGCCTCAAACCACATCCAACACCCGTATTTCCTCAAATCCCGTCGGCCAGTCGCCGCTCTCCCGGCAGGCGAGCAATCGCCGGATCGCGGCCTCGTTCTCGCGTTGCGCCTGGGCGAGCGTCTCGTCGCTTACGCGCCAAACCCCACAGCGGTAGGGTTCCTTTTTCTCGACCGCGATCAGATGCACCGGCACCCGTTCCGCTCCGTTCCCTTTTACCCTCTCCATTGCGACCTCTTTGTGGTCGCAATAACCCCCGGACGCCCGTTCCAGCACGGCCCGGTAAAACGCCATTTGCCGGTGATACCCGTAACGCCGGGCGTCGGCCTCGAACCACGTCAAGTCATCGCAAGTCTTCAGATCCACAATGCCCCGGTGCGGATGCAGCCAGTCGATTCGGATCTGGCAGGGGGTACCGCAGTACTCGGCACGTACCACGCCTTCGGCGCGACCGAACAGCAGGAGCGCCACCGCCTCATCGTTCATCCCCACGCCTGCCGCCATCTGCTCGACCAGATCGACCTGCTCCTGTGCGAGCACGGGCTTGCCCTGGGCCTCGGCCCACTCGGCAAAAGCCTTCGTGCCCGCGCCGAACGGCTTGCCGGTCTTTTCGTTGATCGGCCCGCCCAGCGCGAACGAGCGCTCATAGACTTCCCGCCCTTCGAGGATGCGGACATGCGCGGCGCGTCCCACGAGGTAACTGTTCGAATCCGCGTCCTTGATCAGGCCGACCGACTTCTTGCGGTGTAGCCACGGGCACTTCATGAAGTCCAGGAGCTGGTGGCTGCTCATGAACCGGCCCCGCTTCGCGTGGTATTCTTCGGCCGGCTCGCTCGTGAGTAAATTCAGACAGAAAATCTCATTCATGATTCCTCTTTCCTTTTTTCTCTCTCAATTGCGGTCACTTCGTGGCCGAAATAACCAATCCTCTCTCCTCGCTTCGCTCCGGCCTCCGGACATTACTTACCCGGCGTCGGGGCAAAGTGGCGGAACTTTTCCGCACTTATTTGGTGGTCCACGCGGTAGGGGCGCCTCCCCGAGGCGTCCGTCTCTTTTTACCCTCGTTATTGCGCTCACTGCGTGGGCGCAATAACCGGCACAACCGCCCTTTCCTACAGATAGTCGTTCAGGCGTTTCGCCCCAAACGCCTCCCTCAGCTTCCCCATATACCTGTCCCGAAACGTCCCGCGCGGGATACCCAGCTCCCGCGCCACCTCAGCCACCGACTGCGTCATCAGCATTTCCGCCACCCGCCGCAATTCGTGTGGTAGCCCTGCCAGCACAGCCGCCACGTCCATCGTGCGCAACGCCCGCTCGGTAGCCGTCCGGTCGTAGCGCCCCGTGCGCAGGTCGACCTCGTCCTGGCTGATGAATTCATGACGTTCGATCGAACCTTCATCGGTCTCGATCTCCTCGTTCAGCGAATAGGCATCGCGACGCCAGTCGCGCATGCCCGCCCGCCGATCACGCAGCAGATTGCAGATCCTGCGCCCGACCACGCGGTCGGCGAACGTGTTGAGCGACGCTTTCGCCGGGTCGAACTTTGGCAGGCGCTCCAGCAGATCTTGAATCAGATCCTGTTCGATGTCCTTGAGATCATCCGACGTATAGCCCGCCTTGCCGACGAGCTGCCGCGCTTTGCATTCGATGAGCGCGGTAAGGTAGGGGGTGAGTGGTTCGTTTTGTCTGTGGGTGTCCATGTCCGTCTCCCGTTGGCCGGGAGGCGTTGTGTGGATGCCGACAGAGGAGCGACTAAGACAGCGGAGGCGTTGTAGATAGCCGCATCTTCTGCGGCACCCACAACGCCTCCACTTTGTGGCCGGTTAATTGTCAAGTGCGGTTCGATTACGTGAATAGGGGAGCCTGCCCCCGTGTCGTTAGGCGACGGCCTCCTCAATGGCCATCCCGAACGGAAGACCATGCTTGATGTCAAGCCGGGTGATCACGCCGTCGCCCACCTCTTCCAGGTGCGCGAATAGATTGACTACCTCGTCCTTGAGGGCGAAGTCGCCCTTGGTTACTTCCGGGCGCGGCCCGTTCTGGCCGCCGAACTTGACCTCACGAACCACGCGAGGCGGCGGGTCAAAAACCGGCTCGCCGTTGCGGACGTGGAGGCCCTCGATATGGCCGAAGCTGAGTCGCTGCATCTTTTCAACCAGCCGCCGGCGCTCCGGCGAGAGGTCCGTTTTCATTGTGCATGTGTGTGTCATTTTGATTCTCTTTTTCGGGCTCCTTGGTTGTCAGGTCCGCCGCCGCCCGCCGCGGCGCACCTGTTTGGTGGCCCCAACGGTCACCTCTGATTGGTTATACGGTTGACGCGGTGATTGCCGCGCCACACCTGTCTGCGACCACCCGGTCGCTTGCGCCAACATCACATGCCTCTACTAATTAGCTGTTTTTTTGGCAGTTCTTTCTCACGGTGCCTCTAATTTAGTGCGTGATGTAAACGCAACGTCTCCGCTGTTGTGAGTCATAACGCATTGTAAAAGAGAGACATAAGACCCCGTGCGCCTCCGTGGAAAGCATGAAACCCCTTTTTTGTGCATACCCGTTTTCCCCTGCCAATGCTGGCCAACCTGCCACGTCATCCAAGTCTTCCTATATGCCCGTCGCGTCAAATTCGGGCACAAAAAAAGACCCGCGAGTCCATTGCCAAGGTCAAGCCCTGGTCGGTCTCACGGGTCATATGGTGCAGCCACGGGAAGCGAAAAGAAACGTGGCTTACGTTGACGATACTTTGTCTATACTATGTCTGGCCTTACGCGCTTTTTTTCTCATTCCTCCTCGCGCTGAATCACCTTCCCGTCAAACGTGTAAACGGCGGGTTTCTGGCCGCTGATGCGCAGCTCGTCATACAGCGGGTGCGGTTTTTTCCGTCCTTTGCGTTGCACGCGCAAATACTGGACGAGCGACGTTCGCTGAGGGATCATCGACTGACCCCTCTCACACTTCAGACTCTCGGGGTACTCCACTTCAAAAGCCGCCCTAGCCCGATCATAAATCATGTCGCTGGTCAAGCCTCCCCGGTTGCATTCCAGCAGAAGCACCTTCACAATCATCCGCGTGAACATCTGCAGTCCCCAGACCGGCTCTTTCGATTGAAGCGCGGTCACCTTGCTGAAATCGCCTTCAATCCTGAATCGGCCGTTCACCACATAAAAGACCTTCGCCAGAACGGGCGTGTCGACTGCCGCCTTGCGCCCGACAACAAGGCACTGCTTTCCGCAAGTCCCCTTTATGCCATTCGTGCCGACCTCAAAACACGCGCACAGCGGCACATCAGCCACGCCCAGAGCGATCCCGAGTCCCGAAGTGGCGGCATCCTCATGCGGCACCATAATGCAGCCGGCCGTTCCAGCCCGCCTGTTCAGAAAACCGGCTATCTTTGAGGGCGCATCCGCCGTAAAGCCGAAATAGGCGTAGGCGGTCTTCACTCCGCAGGACCCCAATCTGAAAAGGCCGTCGCCCTCATCCTTCCAGTCTGGAGTGATGCCGCACGCGCCACAGAGTTCCCCCGTCAGACCCTCCAGGTCGAACGTATGACCTTGCGCCGCCTCAAAACTCAGGCGGATAGGGGGCACCCAGTCGTCAGCTCCTGTTTCGGGACACACCGCACGGAAGCTGCCCGTGACGACAGGCTCGATCACGAGGTCAAGCCCGCCAGAAGGGTGGGGGTAGAAATCCGCCGGGACGCCCGTCGGCAAAAAAAACCGGCTCAGCGTCTTGGAGCGGCCCGCGAAATACCGTTCCCAACCGGCCTGGCACTCAGTCCGCCCCGTTGTCGCCCCCAGCAGGCTCCACAAGGTCGAGTTCTCCGCTCCCATCCGCTTCCTCCTTGATGAAATGATGTAGCCGCATCCAGCGCTCGATGGCGAGCGTCTCCCCGTCGCGAGGGTAGTTCACCTTGTCGCCGACCTCGACGGTCAACAACCGCGATTCGGCAAATGTCGGGATCTTGTACCGCACGACAAACTTCCGGATTTCGACCCCGTCTTTTTCGGCGGCGCCGACGGCGAGAACACTCCGTGCCTTCTCGCTGTTCAGCAGATTGACGCCCGCCCTCACCTTGAGCTGTGTTTCCACCTGGGGCCTGCTGTTGTCAATGTACGTCAGTCCCTCAAGATGGAGCGAAGTCAAGCCATCGACGCCGCGCACGCTAAAAATCACTTCAGCGGGCTTGGAGCCGATGTCGCCCATGGTGACGCAATCCGGCACTTTGCGGTAAACGTTGCTCTCGCGAAAGAGCACGTGCCCGAACACGATCCGGTAGCGTTCCTGCGCCTTGGCCGGATTCTTCGGCGTGTTCATTTTGAGCGCGTTGTAGGTGCGGTCGTAAATCACCGTGTCGTACTGAGCGGGATTGTAGACGTAGCTGTGCCAGATACCCGACGAGTCGCAGCCGACTTCGCGGTTGAGCCGCCCCGGATACCGGATGAGAAAGAGGATCTCGCGGTCGCGGTCGAAAACGAAAATGCGCACCGCCTGTTCCTGATCAAGCATGATGATCTTCTCGCGGACAAGCCTTTCCACAACCCCCAGCCGCGCCTCCTCAATCGCCTCTGGCGTGCTCTTCTTTGTCTTCTTGTCGAACCCGCTCCGGTGGGGGAAATACGAGTAGGCGATCCGTTTATCCGCCTGCTTCAGGCTGGCCGCGCGCTCCAGAAAGGCATTCTCCTTTTCGCCACCGTTGAGCAGCATCGTGGCCACATAATCCTGATAGGAATGCTTTGCATCGAATTCCGGCAGCTCGATTTCTTCATGGCTCGCGCGCCTTCGAACAACGTTCCACCCGTTTTCGGTCCCTAGTTCCCGCACCAGCGCAAGCACATCCACCAGCGGATTGGGAATGCCCTTCTCTTGCAGACGATACGCCAACTTATCGCAATCGATTTTGGCCTCGCTCGTCACTTCTTCCGGAAAGAACTCTCCCCAGACCTTTTTCCTCCGGTCGTACCGCTCCATCACCTGAAGCAGAATCGTAGGATTCAGCCGCTTCATCACCCCGCCCAAATCCAACGCCATGATTAATACCCTCCTTTTCTACGCGCTTTTCCTACCCAATATTACAAAAATACTACTCGCCCGAATCGATGTAAAGCCGCCTAAGTGAAATATGCCCGATCATCGCGCGTCATACGTCGTATGTCGGGCCACTTTAGCCATCCCGCATAACGTGCTTAGCACGCTAGTCCGGCTTTACGCGCTTGCTGCCGCCTTCCGTACTCAGACCTCGGTATTCGCTCCCGCTAATGCACAAAAAACTACCACACTAATGGACTATCTTCGCACCCCTTTTACCCTCGCATTCACCCCGCCCGCGGTGGTAATGTATAAAGCCAAGATGACCGTATATCGCCTCGTAAAGTGAATGCGGTTCAGTTGATCAACGAACGCTAACAGCAAACCACCTTATGCCACGCATCTTTGACAACATCACCGACACACTTTTGCCTGCATTACAAGAGACACTGGCGCTCTGCGAGCGCGGCGATTTCTGCGTCGGCTACTTCAACCTGCGGGGCTGGCGGCAACTTCATGATTACGTCGAGAAATGGCCCGGCGGTGAAGGCAACTGCTGCCGCCTTCTCGTTGGCATGCAGACCCTTCCTTCCGATGTTCTACGCGAAGCCCTCAGCCTGTCCACCACGCCGAACCAAATGGACAACGCAACGGCCCTCCGTCTGAAACGGAACTTGGCAGAAGAGTTTCGTGATCAACTCTGCATCGGAACGCCGACCGAGGATGACGAAAAAGGTCTCCGCCGCCTCGCGCAGCAGATCAAAGCGAAAAAAGTTATCGTCAAACTTTTCGTCAAACACCAGCTACACGCGAAACTCTATCTCCTCTTTCGCCCAGATCCAATTAATCCTATCACCGGCTTCCTTGGCAGCAGCAACCTCACGCTCGCCGGCCTCTCGCGGCAAGGTGAACTGAACATCGACGTTCTCGACCATGACGCCACCCGTAAACTCGCCAAATGGTTTCAAGACCGATGGGATGACCGCTGGTGCCTTGACATCTCAAATGAACTGGTGGAAATCATTGAAACCAGTTGGGCACGAGAGACGCCCATCCCGCCGTACCACATTTATCTGAAAATCGCCTATTGTCTCTCCCAGGAAGCGCGTGCCGGTCTTTCCGAGTTCCGCATTCCAAAGGAGTTCGGTAATCGCCTGTTCGATTTCCAGAAGGCCGCCGTTAAGATAGCCGCACATCACTTGAACAAACGGGCGGGAGTGATGCTCGGCGACGTGGTTGGACTGGGCAAGACCCTCATGGCCACAGCAGTCGCGCGTATTTTTGAAGACGATCACGGTCTTGAAACACTCATCATCTCCCCAAAAAACTTGGTCCGCATGTGGGAGGACTACCGCGACCAGTACCGTCTTCATGCCAAGGTTATGTCCATCACGCGGGCCATTCAGGAGCTGCCTGATTGCCGGCGCTACCGGCTCGTAGTCGTGGACGAGAGCCATAACCTCCGCAATCGTGAAGGCAAGCGCTTCCATGCCATTCGCGATTACATCGAGAAAAACGAGAGCCGCGTCATGCTCCTTTCAGCGACGCCCTACAACAAGAGCTACCTCGACCTCGCCAACCAACTCCGGCTTTTTGTACCCGAAGACAGGGATCTTGGGATCAGGCCCGAGTGCCTGCTCCAAGAAATTGGCGAAACCGAGTTCATCAAGCTGCATCAGTGCCCCGTGCGTTCCCTCGCTGCCTTTGAACACAGCCCGCACCCGGACGATTGGCGCGAACTCATGCGGCTTTACCTCGTGCGCCGCACACGCAGTTTCATCCAGGAAAACTACGCTGAATACGACCCCGCCCGGCAACAGAAGTACCTCACCTTCGAGGATGGCCGCCGCTCCTATTTTCCAACTCGCGTCCCCAGAACCCTCAAGTTCACTGTCAGCGAGGACGACAAAACCGACCAGTATGGCCGCCTTTATTGCGAGGATGTGGTCAAAATCATCAACAAACTCGACCTACCGCGCTACGGCTTGGGCAACTATGTGGCCCCGTCACCGCACAAGCCCCCGACACAGCATGAGGAGAAACAACTCGCGGACCTCTCCCGCGCTGGCAAGCGGCTCATGGGCTTCTGCCGGACAGGACTTTTCAAGCGACTGGAAAGCAGTGGGGCGGTCTTCCTTCAGTCGATGGAGCGCCACATTCTCCGCAACTACGTGTACATGCACGCCATCGAAAACGGATTGCCCATTCCCATCGGCACCCAAGATGTCGAAATGCTCGACTCGCGTGTTTACGATGAAGATGCGGACGATGTGAACGCACGGCTCGCTTTCGAAGATGATGCCGCCGTAGAGGAAGCCGCGCGAGCCCTTCCGCAATCGCTGCGCACCCACGAGCAGTTCCGCGAAAAAGCCAAAGAGGTCTACGCGTTTTACGACAAGCAAGCCAAACGCCGCTTCAAGTGGCTGCGGTCAGACCTGTTCATCCCCGACCTTTTCGAAGATCTGGGAAAAGACGCCAAAAGCCTGATCAAAATCCTGAAGACCGCTGGTCAATGGGATCCTGCTGCCGACACGAAATTGCAGACTTTGGTCGCCACCCTCGAAAAGAGCCACCCCGGCGAGAAGGTCCTTATTTTCACCCAGTTTGCGGATACCGCCCGCTATCTGGAGCGCCAGCTTGCCGCCTCCAATGTCAACCGCATTGCATGCGCCACCGGCGATTCCAGCGACCCCACCTTGATGGCTTGGAAATTCAGTCCTGTCAGCAATAACAAGCGGGCGAACGTGACGCCCTTGGAAGAGCTTCGAGTCCTGATCGCCACCGATGTCCTCAGCGAGGGTCAGAACCTTCAGGATTGCCATGTCGTTGTGAACTACGATCTTCCCTGGGCGATCATCCGCTTGATCCAACGCGCCGGCCGCGTGGATCGTATCGGCCAAGAGGCCGACACGATCCTCTGCTATTCATTCCTTCCCGCCGAGGGCGTCAACAAGATCATCAAACTGCGCGAACGGGTGCGCCAGCGCCTCAAGGAGAATCAGGAAGTTGTCGGCGCGGACGAGTTCTTCTTCGAAGACCAGCGTGACGAAGCCAAAGCCTTGAACGACCTGTACACCGAGAAGGCTGGCATCTTTGACGGCGAAACCGACAACGAGGTGGACCTCGCGTCCTATGCCTACCAGATTTGGAAAAACGCCGTGGACGCCAACCCCGAACTGGAAAAAATCGTCCCTGGCCTCCCGCCGGTCGTTTACTCGTCTCGCCCCTGGACACCCACCCCTGAGAAACCGGAGGGTGCCTTGGTCTATCTCAAGACCGCCGACGGCAACGATGCCCTCGCGTGGATGGACAAGGCCGGCGCGAGCGTTACGGAATCCCAGTACGCCATCCTGCGTGCGGCCGAATGCAAACCCGACACACCCGCTGTTCCGCGCCACGATAATCACCACCAAATCGTCGCCGAAGGCGTCAAACTCATCGTAAAAGAAGAGCGCGTCATCGGCGGCCAGCTCGGTCGCCCGTCCGGCGCGCGCTTCCGCACCTACGAACGCATCAAGGCTCACGCCGAAGACAACAAGGGCACGCTCTTTGAATCACCGGTCCTGCATAAGGCCATCGAGCAAATTTACCGCTACCCCTTGCGTCAGACCGCCACCGACACATTGAACCGCCAGCTTCGATCCGGCGTCTCGAATCAGGCCCTTGCCGATCTTGTCATGGCGCTCTATGAAGAGGACCGTCTTTGTATTGTTCACGAGGAACAGGATAAACAAGAGCCCAGAATCATCTGTTCACTGGGTCTGGTGTCTGAGGGAGTCCGTCAAGAATGTACCTGA